TACTATTACAACTAAAGAGTTAGATAAACTGGTATATGAAATCGCGGCGGCCTACACAGGTAGTCACCACGATTATTCAAGACTTGCATCTTCAGTTGCAATTTCTTCATACCATAAAGAAACTGACCCAAGTTTTTCGAATACAATGCACGTATTACACGTTGATGGTATTGTTCACGATGAACTAATGGAAATCATTGAAAAATACGGACCAAGTAAGATTGATGAGGTTATTAATCACGATGGTGATTATAACTTTGATTATTTCGCTTGGAGGTCTTTACAAGAAATGTACTTGTTAAAAACTCCTGAAGGGAAAGTGATTGAAAGACCTCAACACATGTACATGAGAGTTGCATTATGGGTGACTAATACATTTGAAGAGGCGGTTGATTATTACGTTTCATTATCTAACCAACGTATTTCAAAGGCAACACCAATTATGATTAATGCGGGTACAAGAGTGCCTCAATTAGCTTCTTGTGTGTTACATTACAATAATTCAGATTCAAGAGAAGGTCTATTAAAGACATTGAATGACATTTCAACTTACTCTTCAGATGCTGCTGGTATCGGTTTATCGATGTCTAACATTAGAAGTAAGGAAAGTAGAATTAAGTCATCAGGTGGATTTGCGGGTGGATTATTAAAGTACCTAAAAATTGTTAATGAGTCATTAAGATTCTTTAACCAACAAGGGAGAAGACCTGGTAGTGCTGCTATCTACTTAGAACCATGGCATAGAGATATCATGGACCTATTGGAGATTAAAAAGAATACAGGTGCTGAGGAACTAAGAGCAAGAGATTTATTCACTGCTTTATGGATTCCTGATAACTTCATGAGAGCGGTTAAGAACAATGAAGATTGGTACTTATTCTGTCCTAACGAAATTATTAAAGCTGGTATCAAACCATTACAAGAATGTTTTGGTGACGAATACGAAGAAAACTACCAAAAGGCGATTGACGCAGGTATCGGTAGAAAAGTTAAAGCTCAAGAGATTTGGAATAAAATTATTGAATCTCAAGTTGAGACAGGAGTTCCTTATTTATGTGCTAAGGATAGTGCTAATAAGAAAACTAACCATCAAAACATTGGTGTGATTAAACAATCAAACTTATGTAATGAGATTTACCAATACACAGATGAGAAAACTACAGCTATCTGTACTTTATCTTCTATTGTATTAAAAAACTTTATCACTGATGGTAAGTTCGATTATAAATTATTAATTGAAGAAGTTAGAAGAGCGGTTAGAGCATTGAACAACGTTATTGACAAGAACAACTATTCAACTGAAAAAGGTTTGAAGGGAGGACTTGAACAAAGAGCGATTGCAATTGGAACTCAAGGATTGGCTGATGTATTCTATTTAATGGATTACATCTTCACATCAGAAGAGGCTAAGGTTTTAAATAAAAATATATTCGAAGCCATCTACTTCGCAGCAATTACTGAAAGTAATGACTTGTGTAAGAGAGGTGTTAGAGAACCATACAAGTTCTTCAAAGGGTCACCAATGTCAAAAGGGATATTCCAATTTGATATGTGGGGATTAAACGAATCTGAGTTATTCTTAGATTGGGAAACTTTAAAGAAAGACGTAAAAGAATACGGAGTTTGTAACTCATTATTCACAGCTCAGATGCCAGTTGCATCTTCAGCTAAGATTACAGGTTCATTTGAAATGACAGAACCAGCTCACTCAGCGTTATTTAACAGAAGAGTTGTTGGTGGTGAAATTATGATTGTTAACAAATATTTGATTAATGATTTTGAAAAGATTGGTGTTTGGTGTGAAGACTTGAAAAATGAAATTATTATGAACGAAGGTTCTATTCAAAAAATTAATTTCAATCAATACCTTGACCCTGAAGACAAAAACTACAACAAAAAAGTTAAAAGAATTGAACATTTAATACCTAAGTACAAAACTATTTGGGAAATTTCTCAAAGAGAATTAATTGATATGGCTGCTGATAGAGCACCGTTTATTGACCAGTCACAATCAATGAACATCTATATGGCAAACCCAACGTTGTCAAAGATTACATCGTCTCACTTCCACTCATGGGAGAAAGGATTAAAAACTTTATGTTACTATGTTAGAACCAAGGCAATTTCAACAGGAGCTAAACACTTAGCGGTTGATGTATCAAAAATACAGAAATCAAAACCTGCGGTTGAAGTTCCTAAAGTAGATTATAGTGATATGAACTTACCACCAAAACCTGAAGGAATCGAAATCGAGTGTTTCGGTTGTTCATCTTAATACATTAAATAATCCCGACTAACATCGGGATTATTTATTTTAATCTATTTATAAGGAAAAACCAGGGTATTATATTTATAGTTATGGCAGACGGAACTACATATGGTCTTAATTTTCCTTTTAGAGATTCTAAAAGAGGTGATTATTTGCAATTAACGGAGTTTGAAGCTCAAGAGATTAAAGCCGATTTGATTCACTTGTTATTAACAAGAAAGGGTACACGTTATTATTTACCTGATTTTGGCACAAGATTATATGAGTTCTTATTTGAACCTTTTGATGGACTTACGTTTGATGCCATTGAATCAGATATTCGAGAAGCAGTTGGGAATTACATGCCAAATTTATTATTAAATAACATTTCAATTACACCTGCAGACCCAATGGAAGAAATTGACATTGCAGAAGGTCAAAACATTGTAGGAAGTAGTGAGTCACCAATTTATAGATTTCCAGGAAAAGGGACTTCAGAATACACTGCAAAAATTAAAATAGATTACTCGGTAGAACAAAATACATTTGCTCAGAGTGATTTCGTTATTATCAATATTTAATATAGATGGCAAATCGTAAAATATCATATACTACTAGAGACTATCAGGGAATAAGAACTGAATTACTAAACTATGTAAAAACATATTATCCTGAACTTATACAGGATTTTAATGATGCATCGGTATTCTCTGTGTTTATTGATTTAAATGCCGCAGTTGCGGATAACTTACACTATCATATTGATAGAAGTATTCAAGAAACTGTTCTTCAATATGCACAACAAAGGTCCTCAATTTACAACATTGCAAGAACGTATGGTTTAAAATTGCCAGGTCAAAGACCTTCAGTTGCCCTTGTAGACTTCTCAATCACAGTACCAGCATTTGGTGATAAAGAGGATGAAAGATACTTAGGAACATTAACAAGAGGTTCACAAGTAACTGGTGCGGGTATCGTATTTGAAAACATTTATGATATTGATTTCACTTCACCTTACAACGCTCAAGGATTCCCAAATAGGTTAAAAATACCTAACTTCAACGCCAATAATGTATTAATTAACTATACTATAACTAAAAGAGAATTAGTTGTTAATGGTATTACTAAAGTATTCAAAAGGGTTATTAGTCCAAACGATGTTAGACCATTCTTTGAACTATTCTTACCTGAAAAGAACGTTTTAGGTATTACAAGTGTTTTACTTAAGAGTGGAACAGAATACACAAACATTCCTACAGCCGCAGAATTTTTAGGAGTATCAAACAAATGGTACGAGGTAGATGCATTAGCTGAAGATAGAGTATTTGTTGAAGACCCAACAAAAGTTTCAGACCAGCCAGGTATTAAAGTTGGTAGATACATTCAAACTCAAAATAGATTCATTAGTGAGTACACTCCTGAAGGATTTAAGAAAATGACATTTGGTGGTGGTACAAACACAGCACAAGATGCGTTAGACCAATTCACAACATTAGGAACTACATTAGACTTACAAAGATATTCAAACAACTTCTCATTAGGTTCAGCCTTAACTCCTAATTCAACATTATTTGTTCAATATAGAGTTGGGGGAGGTTTAGCGACAAATTTAGGTACCAACGTAATTAATCAGATTGGTACTGTATCATTCTATGTGAATGGTCCTTCAGAACTAACAAACTCTTCAGTTGTTAATTCATTAAGATGTACTAACGTAACTGCAGCTATCGGTGGTGCAGGTCTTCCATCTTTAGAAGAAATTAGAAACTACGTATCGTTTAACTTCTCGGCTCAGAAAAGAGCAGTTACTGTTCAAGATTACGAAGCTCTTATTAGAAATATGCCAGCAGAATTCGGGGCACCTGCAAAGGTTTCAATCACCGAAAACAATAACAAAATATTAATTCAATTACTATCTTACGATACTTCAGGTAAGTTAACCAATATTGTATCGGACACTTTAAGACAAAACGTTGCGACATATTTGTCAAATTATAGAATGATGAATGACTACATTTCAATCTTAACTGCTGAGGTTATTGACCTTAGTGTTGATGTTCAGATTGTATTAGACTCTGCTCAAAATTCAGGACAAGTTATTGCCGATGTTGTTGATAAGATTTCGGCGTACTTCAACCCTCAAGTAAGAGAATTAGGACAAAACGTGTATCTTTCTGAATTAAGAAGTATAGTACAAAACCAAAACGGGGTATTAACTGTTGCGGGACTTAATGTGTACAACAATGTTGGAGGACAATATTCTTCAGCAGAAACTTCAATGGAATACTCAGACCCTGAGACTAAAGAAATTGCTCCTGTGGATGATACGGTATTTGCCCAACCTTCACAAGTGTATCAAATTCGTTATCCAAACAAAGACATTAGAGTTTCAGTTAAAAACTTCCAATCAGTTACCTTCTCTTAATAGGTTTATTCTCGAATCGTTTAGTTTATAATTTAAAAAGAGTGTGTTCATACTTTAAAAATAACACATAAACTATTTATAAATTAAAGGTATTACATGGGTCAATCATATAGGATTAGAACCGAACTCGGAATCAATAAGACAATCAACGTCCAATTAGACCAAGAGTTTGAGTTTTTAGAAATTTTATCGTTAAAGATACAACAGTCAGATGTCTACACAAGAAGTTGTTCTGACTATGGTGTTCTTGTTGGTAGGGTAACCGCCAATAACGGACTTGGTATACCAAATGCCAGAGTTTCTGTATTCATACCTGTTACCGCAGTTGACGAATCAAATCCATTAATTTCAAGTATATACCCATACAAGTCTCCAAAAGACAAAAATGAGGACGGGTATAGATACAACCTTTTACCTTACGAAAAATCGTATTCAAAACACGCTGCAACAGGAACACTACCTACAAGGTCTGACGCACTTACAGGGGCAACCGCAGTTGAAATTTACGATACCTACTACAGATATACTGCCAAAACAAACGAGAGCGGTGATTACATGATAATGGGTGTTCCATTAGGGGAACAAACTATTGTTATGGATGTTGACTTATCTGACATCGGAGAGTTTTCATTAACACCTCAAGATTTAATTAGAATGGGTCTTGCAAGTGAGTCCCAAGTTGCAGGAAGTAAATTTAGAGCATCTACTGATTTAAATTCCTTACCTCAAATTATTAACTTAAGTAAAAATATTGATGTATCTCCTTTATGGGGAGACCCAACAACTTGCCAAATTGCGGTTAACAGATTAGACTTCGATTTAAGGGATGACGCTAATGTTGATATACAACCTACATCAGTATTCATGGGGTCTATGTTCTCTTCTCCTGATAATTTAAGAGTTAAGTACAACGGATTTCCAAAAGACAACATGGGTAATTTGTGTGGATTAACAACATCTCCTGGCCAAATATTAGCATTAAGACAAACAATACAACAAGATAGTGATGGTAACCCTGTTTTAGAACAATATGAATTAGAACAATCGGGAAATGTTATTGACGGTTCAGGTACATGGTTAATAGAATTACCAATGAATTTAGATTACTTTGTAACTAATGAATTTGGTGAGAAAGTATTATCAAACGACCCAACAGTAGGAGTTCCAACAAAGGCAAAATATCGTTTTAAAGTTAAATGGACACAACCAAATGATTTAACCTTAGAAACAAGAAGAGCGTATTACTTAGTCCCAAATGTTAAGGAGTATGGGTGGGTTTCATCCACAGACCCATCGCCAGACAGTAGAAATCCCTTAGTGAATACTAATTCAAAAAAACAACAACAAAGTTCTTATTATTTTGGATTGGCTTGGAGTGGATATACAAATGGATTTGTGAGCCAACAACAAAAAATAGACCGACTTAATGAGGTTATTAATGGAGAAGATACGTTTTATGAATTTCAATTTAATAAAGTTTACACGGTATCTTCATTAATTGACCAATTTAAAAGTGGTAGAAATTTTATTGGGTCTGCGCCAGGTAGATTTATTGGTATTAAAGAAATTGATAGTCA